GAGTTGCACTTACGAATCTGATGAATCTATCCCAAAGACTCGGATAAGTGCTCAAGAACTCATTCTTGCTCTTCTAAAAGAGAGAGCAGAGACAGGTCGCATGTATATCATGAACATCGACCACTGTAATAGTCACTCATCATTCTTAGATAAGGTTGAGATGAGCAATCTATGTCAGGAAATTACACTACCAACGAAACCCATTCAACATATTGACGATGAGAACGGTGAAATTGCACTTTGTATTCTATCTGCAATCAATGTAGGTAAAGTTAAATCTGATAATGAACTTGAGAATTTATGTGACTTATCTGTCCGTGCTTTGGATGAATTAATTGATTACCAGCAGTATCCAGTAAAGGCAGCAGAGATTGCTACAAGAGCACGTAGATCTCTTGGTGTAGGGTTTATAGGTCTAGCACATTATCTTGCCAAGTTAGGGTTTAATTACGACTCACAAGAGGCATGGGATGCTGTTCATGGTCTCTCTGAATCATTCCAATATTACCTTTTGAAGGCATCAAATCAACTTGCGAAAGAAAAAGGTGCGTGTGAATACTTTAATCGAACTAAGTACTCAAATGGAACTCTTCCGATTGATACATATAAGAAGGATGTAGATGAAATCACTAAACCTGACTACGAACATGATTGGGAATCTCTTAGGAAATCTATCATGGCCCACGGAATACGGAACTCAACATTGTCCGCACAAATGCCTTCGGAGAGCAGTTCCGTTGTGTCAAATGCAACAAATGGAATCGAACCTCCTAGAGGATACTTGTCCATTAAAAAGTCAAAGAAGGGGCCTCTTAAGCAGATTGTACCAGGTTATCAATACTTGAAAAATAATTACACACTGTTGTGGGATATGCCCAGTAACAGAGGATATATTAATGTCGTTGCTGTTATGCAGAAGTTCTTTGATCAGGCAATATCAGGTAACTGGAGTTACAATCCAGAAAATTATCCTGGTAATGAAGTTCCCACTTCTGTGATGGCACAGGATTGGTTGACCACATACAAATATGGTTGGAAGACATCTTACTACCAGAACACATATGATTTCAAAACTGATGAGGTAGAAGAAGAAAATAATGATAAACTACAAAATTTATTAACAGACATTTTAAACCAAGAGGAAGATTGTGAAAGTTGCAAACTTTAATTTTAAAACTACAGAGAAAAAAATGGAAGGTATGACCGTTTTCAACTCTAACAAAGTTGACACAAAGAAGCAATCGATGTTTTTTGGACAACCATTAGGTGTTCAGAGATACGATCAGTATAAGTATCCTACATTTGATAGGTTGACTCAACAGCAGTTGGGATACTTCTGGAGACCAGAAGAGGTGTCTTTACAGAAAGATCGTGCTGACTATGCGAGTCTAAGACCAGAGCAGAAGCACATCTTTACTTCTAATCTAAAGTATCAGATTCTTTTAGATTCTGTTCAAGGTCGTGGGCCAGGTATGGCATTTATACCATATTGTTCTCTTCCAGAACTTGAAGCATGTATGGAAGTATGGGGATTTATGGAAATGATTCATAGTCGTTCATATACTTACATCATTAAGAACGTTTATTCAGACCCATCTGAGGTCTTTGATACTATTCTGGATAATGAAAAGATTCTAGAAAGAGCAAAGAGTGTTACAGAGGCATATAATGACTTTATTAATGCAGCACATCAGTATGACACAAGTAACTGGTGGAGACCAGAGTGGCAATCTGCAAGTTATAATGCTGAGTATGAAAAGAAAGAATTGAAAAGAAAACTTTATAGGGCTATTGCTAATGTCAACATCTTGGAGGGTATTCGTTTTTATGTATCTTTTGCTTGCTCTTTTGCTTTCGGTGAACTCAAGCTTATGGAAGGATCCGCAAAAATCATATCCCTCATTGCGAGAGATGAGAACCAACACCTCGTCCTCACCCAAAACATTTTAAACAACTGGAGAAAAGGTGATGATCCAGATATGCTAGACATCATCAAGGAAGAAGAAGATAATCTCTATGAGATGTTCCGTAAGTGTGTAGATGAAGAGAAAGCATGGGCAGAGTATCTATTCAAAGATGGTAGTATGATTGGTTTAAATGACAAGTTACTACATCAGTATGTTGAATGGATCGCAAATCGTCGTATGAAATCTATCGGTTTGACACCAGTATATGATATACCTGCAAGAAACAATCCACTACCTTGGACACAGCACTGGATTTCATCAAAAGGATTACAAGTGGCACCACAAGAGACTGAAGTTGAGTCATATATAGTGGGAGGCATCAAGCAAGATGTCAAGAAAGATACATTCTCAGGATTTAAATTATAGATGAAAGCACAGTCTGCTAAAGCAAAGGGCAGAAGATTACAGCAATGGGTTCGTGATCAACTGATAGAACAATTAGATGTACATCCAGAAGATATAGAGTCTCGTAGTATGGGAGCAGGTGGTGAAGACCTGATCATGGCCCGTGCTGCTAGACAAAAGTTTCCTTATAGTATAGAATGTAAGAATGTAGAGAAGTTGAATATCTGGGAAGCATATTCCCAAGCAACTGCGAACTCAGGTAATTATGAACCGATATGTGTAATAAAAAAGAACAATGTGAAACCACTTGTTGTTCTTGATGCTGAATATTTTATTGATCTTTGTTCTAAATTAGAAAATGGAAACACTTAATGGTAATGCATATCCCGATCCATTTCCTCATTTAATATTAGAAAATTTTTATAATGAAGAGGAGTTAGAGTTAGTTTGGGAGGAACTTAAATTTTACACCAAACCAGGAAAACTTCTTGAACCAAAAGATTTTGGTGGAGTAGTAGATAAAACAAATTCACATGCGATTGCTTTAGATGCTGTTTATATAAATGATAGAAAAAATAAAGTAAACTATAGAAAATTATCTAATATCCTAACTGTGAATAGAAAATTATTTCTACCAGAGATATTAGAACCTTTTGCTAAGATACATGATTGTTGTTCGATTGCACCGATGGCAAGTTATGATGTCACAAAAATAAGATATTATCACGATGAAGAGTATTATGATGCACATATAGATAAAACCTTTCAGTTTTTAGCATTCTCATATTTTTACAAAGAACCTAAGAAGTTTGAAGGTGGAGAGTTATATTTCCCTGATTATGATTATAAAGTTCCATGCACAAATAATTCAATGATAATTTTACCTGGTTGGGTAAAACATGGTGTGAAAAAAGTAAGTATAAAAGACTCTGATTATTATGATGGTTGGGGTAGATATTGTATTTCGAGTTTCTTCTGTTGTGCGAATGAGTTAATGATGGAAACTGCTGGACTTAATTAAGATACTCCAGTTGCAGTTTGACTTCCAGTAATCGTTGCGTTGTTAGTTATATTTACAGTTATACCACTTGTTCTACGGATTGCTGCACCATTTGAACCACCAGATCCACCAGATCCTTGTACATTATTTTCACCCTCTATACTTCCCGTATGAGTTCCTGCTGCTCCGTTTCCTCCAGAAGATGAAGTTCCATTACCTCCATCATTGTTATTACCACCAGCACCACCAGTTCCATTAGAACCTCCTCCACCTCCACCACCACCGTGGGCTTGGTTATTCTCTCCACCATTTCCACCATTACCACCAGCAGTTGTAGTTCCATCTGCTCCACCATCTATACCTTCACCTGCAGGTAGTCCTTGACCACCTCCACCACCGCCACCAGCGGCTGCATATACTGGGCCTCCAAATGATTCTTCTCTTTCTACTTTTCTATAACCACCACCTCCTCCACCACCATATCCAGCAGAGATTACTCCATTATTAATAACTGTTGTTCCACTAAACTGAACACCCAATCCACTACTTCCACTACCTCCGTTGTCACCAGATGCATCTCCATCACTTGTTCCTGCTTCTCCACCATTTCCTCCTGCACCATAAATTGCACCAGAAGAACCAACCTCTACAGTTACAACTGTTCCAGTTTCAAATGATCCTGTTCTCACAGCACAATTATTCACATTACCTACAGCAGATCCAATGGTTTTGTTAACGTGTATTCTTACTTTACTTCCAGATGAATTGCCTGAGATTCTATCTTTGAATCCACCAATTACAGTTCTATTTCCACTTGTAGATCCTGCTTGATATTTTGTTCTCGCATCACTTGGACGATTTTCTGTTGATCCAGAATGATAATCTATGACTACATTTAATCTTTTACTGTAAAAATCACTGAATTTTATTGCACCACTTTGTGGTATGCTAGTATCTAACGGTTGATTCGATAATCCACCTACAGTTTGACTAACTCGATACTCTCCCAAGTCTCGATCACTATTTTGACCAAACTCTGTTTCAATCTCAGAAAATGATAGTGGAGATCCAGATGCTTTAACTGCCATTTACCCCTCCAAAGATTTTATTTTTCCGTCTAATTCTTTGATTGCTTCGATTAATAGTGGTACTAATCTGTCATACCTAACTGCTTTTGTTCCATTCTCTCTTGTAGTTGTAAGACCTGGTAAACCAAGTGCTTCTATTTCTTGTGCGATTATACCAGTTCCCTCATCGCCATTGTAAATTGACTTTTCATTCCATGTAAAAGTGTTACCACTGATGGAGAGGACTTTATCAATTGCATTTGATATTGGAGTAATATTTTCTTTAAGAGTTACATCAGAAGATGCAAATGCAGTTATGTCTCCAAAACATTTAAATTCTGGAGTATTACTCGCACCAACAATAAATTCTGCTATTGAAACGTCACCATTTCCAGCGTTATTTCTACCATTAATAGTTATTTTACTACTATTACTT